CCGCGAGCTGATCAAGTGGTTCAATGAAGCGCGGCAGGGGACCAAGGTGCTCGAGGCCGCGTTTCTCACGCTGGGCGCCGTCGTCGTGTGGCTCGGTCGCGAAACCATCGCGGCATTCGCGCTGCCGCTCGCGATGATCGGCGCGATGGTGCTGCTGGTCGACGAGCTATGGAACCTGTTTACTGGCGGGAAAACCGTCATAGGGGACTGGCTCGACAAAACGTACGGCATCGGCACCACCAACAAGCTGATTGAAGGCACGATCAAGTTTTTCAAGGATCTCAACGCGACGATCGATCGGTCGATCAAATACGTGTCGGATCTGGTCGATCAGATCGGTGACCTGGAAGGTGCTTTCGACCTGCTGGAAGATCGGGCTTTTGGTCCGGGCAAGGATCGCGGCGCTGACATCGCGGCCAAAGTCGACAAGGTAGAAGATTGGTTTCTGAAGCCCGTACGCGACGCGCAAAACAAATACATCCGCGCGATGCACGCAAAGGGGATGCTGCTAGACGTGCCCGAGATGGAAGCCCAGACATATAACGTCCTCAAGGGCAGAAGCATCACGTCAGACGTCTACGGCCCGGAAGCATCGGAGCAAGAGCAGCGCGATCGCGACCGCATCCGCGGTCGTGAAGGCACGCGCCGCGAACGCATCCGTGCGCGCAAGCAAGCGCGCGAAGACGCCGACGAGCTCTATCAGCAGGAGCAAGCCGCCGCGGCCGCGGCCGCGGGCGTGCCTATGACACCCGGCACGGCGTGGAGCGCCAAGGCACGCCGCACGGCGCGAGAAAACGCAGCGGCCTTGAAGCCCCCCGAATGGTCGAGCACGCCGGAAGCGGAAGCCGCGCGCGTTGCCGCGCTAACAGATGCACCGGGCGGCATGTCGTCACTGCCCGGACAATACGATGTCGGAGCCGCGACCGAATCGATCAGCGACTACGCGGCGTCACAACTCGACGCCGCGGCCGACGCGCCCGGCGCGTCACGCATGCCCGATAACATGAACGTAAACGTCAGCATGCCGGCCCCCGTGATCAACATCACGGGCGACACGGTGCAGGTGCAAAAGACCGTGCGGCAGGTGCTCGCCGACGAGCGCAAGGCCGCAGCGGCTGCCGTCCCGCGGCGGGGCGGTAAGTGAGGCCATGCCGCGCAAGCCCACACACGCAGAGATCGGGCCCGTATGGATCGACGTGTCGATCAGCGAGCAACATAGCGTCGGCGCTGACGTCAGCGATCACCCCGTCGAGGATGGGATCGGCATCACCGATCACATTCGGCCGACGCCCCGCACGGTGCGCATTGAAGGGCTGATCACGAATCACCCGCTAGAGCTGCCGTTGACGCATGCCGGTACCGCGCAGGTCGACACGCAGAGCTTCGCGCTATTTGTGCCGAGCAATCCGCCGCCGCGAATCCCGCCGCAAACCGTGAAGATCCAAGGCGAGCCGACGACATACGGCCTCGGTAAGATCCCCGGATTCGGGCAGGCGTCCGCGTTGGCTGGCGCGCTCACGGGTGCGCTCGGCCTGCCGATCGCCTTGCCGCGGCGTGAATACGCCATGGAGCAATACAACATCGATCCCAACACGCAGCAGCCGGTGCACTGGGTAGGGCTGCGTTTCACCGAGGATTTCGATCGCGTCCGCGCGGTGTATGACGCGCTGTGCAGCGTGGTCGAGATTGCGGAGCCGGTGCAGCTGATCACGGGCCTCGACGTTTACGATTCGGTCGCGCTCGCGGATCTGCAGTTCGACCGCTCGGCCCAGCATGGGCCGCAGTCGCTGTCATTCAGCGCTACATGCAAGGTGATGCGCATCGTGTCGTCGGAGACGGTCACCGATCCGTCTGAGTCGCGCGGCAAGGGTGGCGCGTCGCGCGGCAAGCAGACGACCGAGGCGACGCCCACGGCGTCGCTATCTGCACCAGCGCAAGCGCAAGAAGAGCAATCGCTGGCGCACGTGGTCAAGACGGAAGGCGTCGGCGCCATCGTGCGCCGTGCGGCGGGCGCATTCCTAGGGGGCGTTACCCCATGACGCTACAGCGCATCAACACCACAAACTATCCGCTGGTGACGCAGCAGTCAGACCTGGACGGCGTGACGTATTGGTTTCGTTTCCGGTGGTCCGACCGATCGCAGACGTGGCACATGGATCTGCGCACGCTCGACGACGACCCGATCGCGCTGTCCGTTGCGCTCGTCACGGCGTGGCCACTCCTGCGGCGCTGTCACGCCCCGCAGCGGCCGCCCGGCGACCTGGTGCTGATCGACCTAGCGGGGCCCGCGGAGCCGGTCACACAGGAGGGTTTCGGCGATCGCTGGTGTTTGTTCTACATCCCGATCGCCGACGTGCTGCATTACGCGCTCACGCGGGAGCTCCCACCGTGAGCACGCTGTTTAATCGCGACGTGTCGCTGCAGGTCGCGGATCTGCGTCTCGACGGATTCGATCTGTCGTTTCATATCGCCCGCTCGCTGTCCGCCAAGACGCCTAACACCGCGGAGATCAAGGTGTGGAACCTCAACGCCGACCACCGCAAGCGCTTGCAGGAAGCGGAAAGCGTCTATGTGTCGCTCGAGGCCGGCTACGTAGATGCAACGTCGCTCCTATTCCGCGGTGACCTGCGCGATGCGTCGTCCACGCGTGAGGGGGCCGACTGGATCACGGCGATCACGTCCGACGCCGGCCGGCGCGCGCGCAAGGCGCGGATCGTGAAGTCGTTTGCGCCGGGCGCATCGGTGTCGCAGGTGCTGCAGGATGCCGCCAAGCAAATGGGCCTAAAGCTGGGCAACTCGGCGCAGCGCGTCGTCGAGGCGAAGATCGCCGGCACGGCCGCGACGCAGTATTTCAACGGCTACGCGCTCGCCGGCTCGGTCGAGGATGAGATCGACCGCATCGCCTCGAGCTGTAACCTTGAGTGGTCGGTGCAAGACGACGAGCTGCAGTTTCTAGACTACGGCGAGCCGCTGTCACAGCTGGCCGTCAAGCTCACGCCGGACACGGGCCTAGTGGGCAGCCCCGAGCCGGGCAATAAGGGCCTGGTTGACGTGCGGTGTCTGATCATCCCGGATCTATATCCGGGCCGCCGCGTCGAAGTGCAGTCGGAGCACGTAAAGGGGTTTTATCGGATCGAAGTGTCCAAGCACACCGGGCAGACGTTCGGCAAAGACTGGTATGTAGATCTGCAGCTCAAGTCAGAGCAGCGGAAAGCGAGCTCGTAAGCCGTGACGATCCTGCCATCCGATCTGGACAATCAAGTCGGCGTGATTCGCGACGAACTGTCAGACCTGCATACATGCATGCCTGCGGAGATCGTCGGCGTGCGCGACGGCAAAGACGCGCGGCAGTTCGTGGACGTGCTGCCGACGTTGCAGCGGGTCGTGATCGACGCGGACGGCGAGCCGATCAATGAAGCCTACCCAGTGATCCCCATGGTCCCCGTGGGCTACGCGCAAGGCGGCGGGTTTTTCGTGTCGCTGCCGCTCGCGGTCGGCGACATCGTGCTTTTGGTGTTTGCCGAGCGCTCGCTTGATGCGTGGATCGAGTCGGCCAAGCACGCAGGCAAATCGGCCATCGTGCCGGGCGACGTGGCCACGCACACGCTCCAAGGGGCCATCGCGCTACCCTGCGGGCCCGCACCTCGAGCAAGCCTACTGGCGGGCGTAGACGCGGCCGATATGGTGATCGGCACGACGTCGGGGACGATCCTGCAGCGGTGGAAGGCTGACGGCAGCGTTGTGATCGCAGAGGGGGCGGGGACCGATTTTGTTGCGCTCGCCGGCCTCGTGATGGCGGCGGTCAACAAGCTGCAGTCGACATTCGACGGGCACACGCATCCGGCGATCACGACTGCGACGGTAGGCCTAGCAGGGCCCGCCACGGTCACGGTGAGCCCCCCGTCGACAACCGTGGGCGCGCTTGACGACGTCAAAGCCCAAAAGACGAAAGCGACCTGACGCAATGGCATACCCACCACCACCTAAATGGGCGACCGGCAGTGCGAGCATCCTCGAGCCGAGCGACGGAAAAAAAGCACAGGGCTGGGTACCAGGCGAGCAGCCGCCCGCGTCGTTTTTCAATTGGTGGCAGAACGCGGCCTATTTGTGTCTCGCGGGCTTGCAGACGCAAGCCCAGCGCCTTTGGTTGAGCTCGCTTGCCTCGGCGCTCGCTGGTGCGGTGTCTACGCAGAACGCCGGGGCGGCGACTTCCGGGCTGTCTTTCAATCCGACCAGCGGGCAATGGGCCACGATCCTGGGTGGGTCGAATGCCTATGTGGGTTTCTTGCTAGCGCCAGCATCGGGCGGGACGTCCGTGGGCTTAGTTGGAACCACTGAGATGCTTTACGACGGGACCTTTATCCAAGCGATCGGCATGACAGATCGGGCGATCTCTAGTTCGCCGCCCGATCTTGCGACCGTGAGTTTTACGACGCGACTGGCGACAGTGCGTCAATACACCGCGATCGCCGCGAATTTCGGCGCGCCTAACATCCGCGTAGCGATTGCAGCGAGTGCTGGCTTTGTGGCGCGCTCAACGGATGGCCTTGCATGGACGGAGGCCGCAGCAAGTGGAAGTCTTACGGGGGCGCTGCAGCGCGCGCTGATCTGGGATCCCAAGCGCGCGCGCTTTTTCATGGCGGCGAGCGACGGAAACGCGATGGTGTCGAGCGACGGAACGTCGTGGGCCAGCGTTGGCACGCACGGCCTGCTGGGTACGGCCATGATGTCGGCGGTCTACTATGCGCCGATGGATGCACTGGTCGTGTGCGGGTCCGGCTCGACTCGCGCCGTGAAATATTCGCTGGACGGCGGCGTAACCTGGACGGCCGCAGGCATCACGATCAGCGGCTCGGGCGTGTGTGAGGTATTCGACATCGCGGGTCAGGCTGTCGGGTTACGAGGCGCGAGCGCATCACTATTTGTGTCCGTCGATCTGGCGCTGTGGACGCCGATCGCCTTGCAGGGCGTGGTAGCTGCGCCAACCTCGACAGTCCGGGGCACCTATCGGTTTCTCGCGATGCCGGCCTATGGATTCGGGCAGCTCGCATATCCGAACGTGGGCGGGGCGATCACGCTATCGCCGCAGGTCTTGCTATGAGCGATCTTGCCGTCGATCCCGCAACTGGCGATCTGCTGCTCATCGGCGGCAAGGCGCAGCTCGTGACCGGCGCGGCCGCGGTCGCGCAAGCGTGGCAAACGCACCTGACGCTTTTTCTCGGCGAGTGCTTCCGGGATCGCTCGCTCGGCATCGACTACCAAAACTTAGTGCTGATCAAAAACCCTTCCGTGACTGTGCTGCGCGGTTTGTTCGCCAAGGCCAGCCGTGAAACGCCGGGCGTCAAAGACGTGACCGATCTGCGCTTCGCCTTCGATG